GCGGCTGCGGCGGTAACTATGGCAGTTACAACATCTGCTGCCGCAGGTTTAATACTAAGCGCAGCTTCAGCAGTAACAATATCAATAACAGAATCAAGTGCCAGTCAGCTTATACTATCCACCAGTGGCGCTGTTTCGATTGCTATAACAGAAAGTAGCGCTGCAACACGAATTAGAACTATATCGTCGGAAGAAACCTTTATACAGATTGGAGAAAGCGCAGCTTTCAATATCATAATTGACGCCGCCGGCGCAGCAACAATAGCAATCAGCACAAGCGGTGGTTTTGGTAGAATTTTGGAAATGACAGCAGGAGAGAGTATTACATTATCTACTGATGTCATACTTGAACTATTGGGCGAGTCTTGGACAAACATACCAGCGGGTGGAGAAACGTGGACAGA